GCCGCCAACGTGGGCAGTAGGGCTACCCTTAGCGGCTGAAGTCAAGATTATGGGAAGGTATGGCAAATGAATTTTGTTATAGAAAAAATACCGCACAAAATTGCAAAACATTGGGTTGAAACTTGGCATTATTCAAAGCGTATGCCGACGGGTAAAAATATAAATTTTGGCGTGTTTTGTGATGGTGAGCTTTACGCGGTTATTGTTTACGGGATTGGCGTTAACCCCTATCAAGCTAAATATCTTGGGGTAGATGCCGTGGTTGAGATTAAACGTATGTGTCGTTCGGAACCGCCTAACCCTAACTATCCATTGAGCAAATTTATTTCTTTGACCACACGGTTAGTGGTAAAAGAATTTCCTTGCCAATGTGTAGTGGCTTTTGCCGACCCTGAGCAGGGGCATGAAGGCACGGTTTACAAAGCCAGCAACTTTAAGTTGCACGGCAAGACCAACGCCGAAGTGCACCTGATAGATGCTCATGGCGTAATGCGGCATAGGCGATACGCGTTTAGACATGCGCGTCGCAATAACATTCCGCTGGAAGAAAGCCGACAAATTTTAGGTGTGACTCGTATAAAAACACAACCTAAATATAGATGGGTTCGTATGTTGAAAGGCCGTTCCAATGTCGCAGTTTAATCAATATCTTGCATCACTGGCGCCCGAAGGCGAAACCATGCTGTTTGTCGAACAGGTGGTTAAGGCCGACGGCAAGACCTTTTGGATGCCCTATTACCCAACCGAGGACAAGACCGGCGCGCTCTACTGCAACACCGCCAGCTTTATCGTCGACCGCTTCACCAATAAGCGCAAGCCCAAGGCGCAAGCCGAGAACGCCGATCTGGTTGCCGTGCTAGTGCTCGACGACATCGGCACCAAGTCCAAAACGCCACCGCTGGAGCCAACGTGGAAGATGACCACATCTGCGGGCAACCAGCAGTGGGGCTACACGTTCAATCTTGACAACCAGCCAACCAAGAACGAGTTTTCCGCCGCCGTGAAGGCGATTGCGGAAGCGGGTTACACCGACGCAGGCATGACCAACCCCGTGCGCAACTTCCGCATCGAGGGGTCGGTCAACCTGAAAGAAGGCAAAGGCAATTACATCTCGCACGTTAGTGACTTCGACCCGACGCGCGAGTTCACGCTGGCCGACATCTGCGCCGCGCTTGGCGTGACCCCTGCCGAGGCCGACACCGCCGTTGCAGGCGGGATCAGGATTGAGGACGACGGGGCCGACATCGTGCTGCGCTGGCTGTCCGAGCACGATCAGGTGCTTGAGCCAACCAACGCCGACGGTTGGACGGGGGTGATTTGCCCCAACTACGAGGAGCACACTACAGGCATCGAGGGCGGGCGTTACAATTCGATTACCCGCGCCTTCTCGTGCTTCCACGGCCACTGCGCGCACATTACCAGCGAGGCCTACGCGCAGTACGTCGAAAACAACGGCGGCCCGCACTACGACCGCGGTTACCGTAGCGACCTTGTGTTCGGTCGCCTGAGCGCGAACCTTGCCAAGGCAGGGCTTACGCCGACCAAAGCCTACCCTAACCGCACCGAGGAGATCATTGCCGAGGTCGAGCGCAAGGAGATGGGGCGCACGGCCAAGCAGGGTTGGTTCACGCGGTTTGCCTATGTGCCAAACGAGGACGCTTATTTTGACATAGAGGAGCGCGCACTAATATCGCGGCGCGCGTTTGACGCCATGTTCCGCCACATCGAGTGCAAGTCGATCCACGGCGAGAAGAAACCTAAGATACCCGCGTCTTACTGCTACGACGAGAACAGGCAGGCGATGGGTGCGCATACGCTGGACGGTCTGACCTACGCCGCGGGCGACAGCGTGCTGGCGGTCGAAGAGGGCCGCGTCTACGGCAACCGCTGGATTGACAGTCGCCGCACAGGCGCGGATGCCGACGCCAGCCTCTGGCTGCAACACGTTGAGCGTATGGTGCCCGACGCTGACGTGCGGGCGCATGTGCTCGACACAATGGCGTTCAAGCTCCAGACCCCCAAGAAGAAGATCAACCACGCCATCCTGCACTACGGCGTGGAAGGTGCGGGCAAGGACGCGATGTGGTCGCCGTTCTTCCACGCTATCGGGATGCGCAACGTGGTGGTCAACGACGTGGACCAGATCAGCGGCGACTGGGGCTATAGCCTTGAGAACGAGGTGATCGTGTTTAACGAGTTGAAGGAAGCATCCGCCAATGAGCGGCGCGCTTTGGCCAACCGGCTGAAGGGGCTGATCGCCGCGCCGCCGGACAAGCTGGAAGTGCGGCGCAAGGGCGAGCATCCCTACATGATCCCCAACAGGGCGTTCGTGATGGCGTTCACCAACCACCCCGCCGCTATCTCGCTGGCCGCCGCCGACCGCCGCTGGATGTGTATCCATTCGACAGCGCCGCGCATGGACGAGGCGGACGCCAAGGCGTTGTGGGGCTGGTACGAGCGCGGCGGGGGCTACGACGCGGTGGCGGGCTATCTGTTGCGCCGCAACATAGCGCACTACAACCCGTCGGCGCCGCCAATGGCGACCGACTTTAAGGTCAATATGGTTGAGATGGGCCGATCAGATGCTGAAGCGTATATGATCGACATGATGCGCAATTGCTCTGGCGAGTTTTCCAAAGGCGTTATTGGCGGCCCGTGGCATAAGTTGATCGACATGCTGCAAGGCGGCATCACCACGACCAAGCTCTATAAGGGCGTGCTGATGGAGGCGTTCAAAGAAGCGGGTTGGGTTGACAAGGGGCTGATCATGTCCGCACAGCACACGACCAAACGTCATGTGTTCTGTCACCCCGACAGAACGCACATGTCAAACAGCGACTTGCGCCGGGCGATTGAAGAGCCTGTCGAATTGAAGGTGGTGAAGTGATGCTTGAAAAGACAATCGAAGCCTATCTCGTCAAGCGGGTCCGCGAGATTGGCGGCATCCCCTACAAATTCACCTCGCCGTCCAACCGCGGGGTGTCCGACCGGATCGTCGTGCTGCCCAACGGCGTCGTTTGGTTCATAGAGCTAAAACGCGCAGGCGGCAAATTGACCCGCCTGCAAGTGATGTTCGCCGAGACAATGCACGTTATGGGGCAGCGTTACGCTTGCCTGTGGTCGAAAGAGGATGTGGACGGATGGATCAGCCAACTCTAAGGCCATACCAAGAGGACGCCGCCGACTTCTTGTACGAGCGTGACCGTGCAATGGTGCTGGCGCCCGTCGGCGCGGGCAAGACCGCACTAACCTTAACCGCCATCCGCGACATGATCGCGGACGGCATTGTCAAACGCGTGCTGGTCGTCGCGCCCCTGCGCGTCGCGTCCTCGGTCTGGCCTGCGGAGGCCAAGGTGTGGGCGCCCGAGCTGACCGTCGGCGTCGCCTGCGGTGCGCCTGAAAAACGTACGCAAGTTCTGTATAATACGGACTTTCAAATCGTCACTACGAATTATGATAACTTGGTATGGCTATCGGGGCACAAATTCGCGTTTGACATTATCGTGTTCGACGAATTGACCCGGCTGAAGAACCCGTCAGGCGCCCGCTTCAAAGCGTTATCGAAGGTAATAGACCGCATACCGATACGCTGGGGTCTGACGGGTTCGTTCACTTCTAACGGGCTGGAGGACGTGTTCGGGCAATGCAAGATCATTGACCAGAAGCTGCTGGGTCGGTCAAAAGGTGCATTTATGCAACAGTACTTCACTTTGATCAACAAAGAGTACAACCAGTGGGTGCCGCGCCCCGACGCGCTGCCACAGGTCATGCGCCGCATCAAGCCCGCAACCTATGTGCTGGCCAACAACATGTACACGCTGCCGCAGCTCTTGGTGGTTGAAGTGGCCGTGGCAATGGCCGACCGCACGGCGTACGATAACATGAAGAAGCACTTTCTGCACGAGGACATCGTTGCGTTGACAGCGGCGACGGTGACACAAAAGCTCCAGCAACTGTCGTCGGGCTTTGCCTATGACGTCGACCAGACGGGGCGGTGGTACTCCACGCACAAGTTTGACCGGCTGGAAGAGCTGCTGGACGAGAACCAGAACGCCAACACGATCATCGTATACCAGTACAAGGAAGAGCTTGCAGAATTAAAGCGTCGGTTTAAGGTTGCAACGCTAGAGAACCAAGACAGCATTGACAAATGGAACAAGAGCGAGACGCCGCTACTTGCCATTCACCCTGCTGGCGCTGGTCATGGCCTCAATCTGCAACACGGCGGTCATAATATTGTGTTCTTATCCCTGCCGTGGTCGCTTGAGCTGTTCGAACAGACAGTTGGGCGGCTACACCGCAGCGGTCAAAAGTCGGACGTATGGTGCTATGTCATGCTGACAGAGAACAGCATTGACGAAAAGATTTGGATGTCGCTGCACAACAAGAAGTCTCTGGCGGAGATCGCCTTAGAGGAGCTTAAAAGCGATGCCATACAAGGACAACGCGACCCGTCGAGCGGCGTATCACGCTAACCCCGCCCGCCACTACCGCACTAAAGAACGCTACCGCTACGGCATAACGCGGGACGACATGATCGAGCTGCTAGGCAATGACGATTGCACGATCTGCGGGCGCAACGGTGGGGCTAAACGCAACCCCATTGACCATTGCAGTGAAACCAAGACCGCACGCGGGTTCCTTTGCTCCGCGTGCAATACGGCTATCGGGCTGCTTAACCATTGCCCCCACCGCCTTCGGAAGGCAGCGGAATATATTGAGCGGCCTCCGCTGATTGCTCCGGAGCGGTATGCACATCTTCTTCGTGCTGCACGGGATACGCAGACCACTTAAGCTCAAAATGACCGCCGTCTTTGAGCGTCTTCCAGTCGCCGCCCCATGTGATGGGGATGTTCAGCTCGGCAGCGGTCTTCTTGAAAATTTCCGCCAGATGGGCGTAGTATTTCCATTCCCACGTCAAAATGCCTTTTTCGTCTTTGGCGCCAATGTCAATGGCGTGGCCGGTCAGATGGCGGCTGTTCATTGTCTGGCTGGCGCCCTTGGCGAAGTTGATCTTCTCCTGCTCCAGCGTGCGGACGCCTTCAAGCACAAAGAAGTCAGCGTCGGTGATTTCGTAGACGCGCTCAACCAGCTTCACAAGGTCAGGATGCACGCCCTGAAGGCGCGATTTTGATTTGATAGTTGGGGTAAACGTCATTGCCGAGCAACTCCGATTTTCTTCTCGTAAGTTCGCAAACCTGCTAACCCCAACATTGCCATTACGAGTTCCATAAGGCTTCCATCAAGAGCAGGATAAGTGCCGTAACCAGTAGCGGTGGCAAGGGGTCTGATAACATATTGGTAAGCAAGGCCGACTGCTCCTATCCATCCAATCATTGGCCGCCACCCCGACACGAACAAGTTGGGGTTGGCGGCTTCTGCGGTGTTTGTTTCTGATTGCGCGGCGTCCCACTTCTGTAGGCTGTCGCGCAGCGCGGCTTCTGCACTGATCTTTGCGTTTGGGTCAGGAACAAATTTGTTGATGACCTGTAAGCCCGCCGCAATAGCGTCGTCAATCCCGAACGTCATAGCTTGTCCGCCTTGCTGTCAAGTTTATCGTATATACGCTGGAACATATCTTCAATCCGCTCCATGCGCTTGTCCAGATCACTGCGCTTGACGTAGTTCTCAGGCAGATTGACTTCTAGCGTGTGCAGATCAGCACGCAGCTCTTTCACCGCGTCCCACAACTGCCGCGCAAACCAACCAAGCACCGACAACGCCGCGCCGCCGAGAAGGTTAATGAAATTCTGCATTTCCATTATCGGCCTGCTAATGCGTTCTGGTTAACGGGGGAACCGGCTTGCACCGCGCCCAAGGCAAGGGCTAGTGCCGCGCGGCGGGCAAGAGCGTTTTGAGCCTGACCCCGCGCCTGAAACGCCAAGGCTTTTTCAATAGTTGCCGCGCCCGCGGCAGGGTTTGACAGCTCGCGTGCCAACTCCAACGCAAGTTTTGCGTCCATATGACCCATAAGTTTTTTTGCGGCCATGTTGAAAAACGTAATGCCCCGGTTTAGGAACGACGCCGTAGGGATACCGACTTGCGCCCCTGCTTCGGTCGCCAACCGCGCGCTGCCTTCGGCTGCTGGGCGTCCCGCCGCAACAAGGCGCTGGTATTCATCCGAACGCGCCAGATCGCGGCGTACGGCGTCCACGGCTTGCAACTGGTCGGGCGTCATGCCTTTTGTCAGCTCGTCAATGCGCTTGCCAATAGCCAACGCGTTTGACCCCGGTGGCAGCGGTGCGGCTAACTTGTTGCCGCTGGCGTCCGCAATGCGCTTGATCTCGGCCAAACGCGCTGCGTCGGCTTTGACGGTTTCAAACTTCTGCGCAAGACCCATGCCGGCGTTGTCAAGCTCGGCAATCGGCGCGCGGTAGCTTTTCATAAACGCCGCGACCTTTTCAGGTGCGACGTCGCCTGCTTCGGTCAAGACCTTCTGGCGGAACAAATCCTCGATGCCGGTGCTGGCGATTTTCATAGCGTCGGGGTTTTGCCCAAATAGCGTTACAAACTGCTTGGCTTCCGACGCGCCGTTGGGGTTAAAATACTTTTGCACCACATCTTCCGGGCGTACTTTGCCTTCGTTGATTGATGTCTGTTTGAACAAGTTGGCGTTTACGCCGGTCTTGAAACGCGGCACCATCTCGGTGCGGTACAGGTTCACCGCCTGCGCGTACGCGGTTTTGGCCGCTTCTGGCAGCGTGTCGCTCTTGCCGATAGCGTCGTCGATTGTTGCGTGCAGTTGCTCAAGCTGACGCAACCGCGTGGCGGCCATAGGGTCTGACGACATTTTGGCGGCGGTAACGTCGGCGTTGATGTCTTTACGCAGCGCGTCAAGCTCACGCATGTTGGCGGTTGGTGCTTTGGGCGCGGTGGCTTCGGTCGTGTAACCAACGTTTTCTCCAAGCGAAACGTATTCGCCCGGCGTCGGGCCTTTCTTAAACGACATCAGCGCACGCGCTGTCTGCGGTGCGCTGCGCGGGTCGATCTGCGCCAACGGCTGGCCAAGAATGTCTTCGGCCTTCTTGACCACATCCGAAATGTCAACCTTGGCTTTACCCGCCAACTCAAACGCGCTTTCATAGGCGGGCGTAATGACGTTTTTTTGCAAGTTGTTTTTTTCAATTTTGGCCGCGGCGGTCAGCGCGCTGCCAACTTCATACGGGTTAACTTCGGTCAGATTGGAGTCAATCTTATTCTTAACGTCGTCAATCTGTTTTTGATATGTTGTCTGCACGCGGTTTTCTTGCGCCAGTCGCGCCTCATTAACCTGTGCGGCCTGCGTAGCTTTTTCTGTTTCAAAGCCGGGCGCATTGCGCAATTTTTCTACGCTTGCCGAAAACCGTGCCGAACCGACCGGCGCGGCAACTTCACCCATGTGCGGCGTTGCGCCGGGAACAATCATAGCTTCTGGCGACCGCGCGGCGGCAAGAATATCTTCGCCGCGACCCTCCATCATTTTAAGAAGATCGGAGCTTTTAAGGTTAAACAAAGTGCGCCCGTATTGCGCAAGTTTGTTAACAATTGGTGCTGCAATCGTTGGCACCGCTGCGCCGATAGCAGCACCCGCTTCGGGGCTTTCGCCGGTAGCTTCAGCCGCCGCTGCGCCGGTAATGGCGCCGCCTGCGGCTTTAGTAGCGACGTTGGTCACGCCGGGCTGCAGCCCTGTTTGAAAGCCACCGGTTTCAATGGATGTGGCTACTGGCGTCAAGAAGCGCAACAACGACGGGGCCATCTGTACTGCTTTTTTAATAGGGGCCGCGATTATGCCCCCGACGGGAAGCGTTCCCACAACCTGACCGCCGATGCGCCCTATATTGCCCGCAAGAAGATCGCCGTAATTCTTTTCATACTCGGCGCGCTGACGCGCTGCAATAGCGTCAATTTCTTCTTCACGCGAAGGGCCAGCGTCGCGCGGCGAGATAACGTCTATCCCCCGTGCGCCGTACTTGAGCATGGTGTCGGTAACGTCCTGCGCGCCGCGTCGGACGCCCGCAAAAGGCGAAATGGCGGCGCGGGCGTAGTCGGCAACGACGTTGCGCTCAGACGGCATACCATCGCCAACAGCAACGGGTGTTGCAGACGCCAAATCAAAACCCCCACCGTTAGCAGAAGTCGTTACCGGTTGCGCGGTGCTAAGATCAAAGCCCATCACTTTACCTCTTCGAACGACTTGCCATCTGGGGACACATAAGCCTTATTGCCGTTGGCGTCTGTGTGTAGCACCCAACCTTTTGTATTTGTAGGCGCCGTCCCCGCGCCGCCTGCTGGCACACGCGCGCCACCGGCGGAAGCGTTTGGTTGTAGGCGGTTGACCGCAGGCTTTTGTGCAGTGGGGTAGGTGCCGGGCATGACACCGCCGCGTTCGCGGGGTTCAGGCAAAGCACCGTACTGTTGAAACTCTGGGCGTTTCAACGTATCGACATGCGCTTTTTCATACGCATCTCGGATACGGTTTTTAGATGCTTGAATTTGCGCTTCCACGTCGTCAAGCGCTTCGCGGTAGGCTTTCTCGCCTGCATTTGGGTTAAGCGCCGCCACCATGTTGGTCAAGATTTTCCATTCTTGAGTAGCTATTGAACCAATTGCACCTGTTGAAGCGGCGGCGGCTTTACCCATAGCCGTCACTCGTCCTTTCAGCGTCTCCATGCGATTTTCCGCCGTCGCCGCCGTGCCGTCGGGTAGTGAAAAGAACCGGCCCGGAATACCTGTAGCCCCGGCAAGATTAGACCCTTGGACATTTTGAAGCGCGTCGTGCGCGTTTTCAAGCGTATCCAAGATAGATGTGGCGGTTGAATATGATTTGTTTAGCCCCTGCTCAATCTTAAACTTGTCAGCGGGTTTTAGCGGCGGAAACTCATTACCCCCACTCAACACTTTCATAACTTGTTCGCCGGTTAGCCCAACATGCGCCGCCATCCAACGCTGCGGGTCGGCTGCGTAGTCTTTTACCGCAGCGGCAATAGCTTGATCTTTGGTCTGACCAGACACTTTCTGCGCCATCGTTCCAAGCACCGGGTGGTCAAACATCGCCGATACATACGCCGCCGCCGCTTCAGGCGAATTGACTGCCGCTGCGTAAGCGCGGAACGGCTTCAGGTTTTCGTCAATTGCTTTGGCTTCAGACGACGACGCTTCCGTTTTAGCTTTACGAAGCTCAACGTCTTTCTTCTCCGCCTCGGTAACGGCGTTGCCGTAGCCCATGCCAAGGTTGGCCGCGTCAAACTTACCGCCTTGGATAAGCGCGTTAGTAGCGGCGCGAAGGTCTTTGGGCTGTTCCATCATCATTGACGAGGGCTTATACTCAGGCATCGCGTTCTGCGACCCCATCATCCCGACGTCGCTGGCGGCGCCCGGCTCGGCCACTTGCGCGGGGATTGGCACGTTGACGTTACCGGTGGCACCATACGCGGCCATGAAGTCGCGGCGCGCCGCTTCTTCTTTGGCTTTCTGCGCAGCGGCTTCCGCCGCTGCGCGAGCGCGCTGCTGGTCTTGATACTGCATATCGCGCTGGGCTTTCATCATATTGAACTGGCCCTGCTGCATCTGCATCTGCATCAACTGCGCGCGGAGCGCGTTCATGCGCCCCTCGTTCGGGTCGCCGAAGTCAACGGGTTTGATGCCAAGCGCGATAGATGTGTCTAGACCAGCCATAATGTGAACCTCGGATTAAATGAAGGGGCCTTGACCCGTATAACCGCCAGCGCCGTACGAATAAGGACTGCCGCTTGCGCCACCAAAGTTACTGCTGCCTCCACCATAAGTGCTGGAGTTAAAAGCCCTGGCAACTCCGCCAAGCGCGCTGTTCCACGCGTTAGCCCCTCCAACGGCACCCGACGCCAATGCATTACCTGCTTGAAGCGCGTTGTTGCCGGCCGCCGCACCGTAGGCGCCTGCGGCGTTGCTGGTTGCGTTAGTGGCGGTTTGACCGACGCCCATCAAAGATTGCAAAGGTTGCAACTGATTGGAGCGGTTGGTTTGGTAACGGTTGAAGGCGTTTGCGTATTCGTTTGACGCGTAGTCCTGACCGTAACGGTTGGCGGCCTTGAGCGCGGCACCAGAGATTAGACCTCCGCGCGAAGCTGCCTGCGCGTCAAGAGCCTTCATACCTTCTTTCAAACGAAAGGCGTAGCCGGGGTCGGCTTGATAGTCGGACATGCCAAAGTCGCGGGCGTACTTGCCGTAGTCGGCTGAGTTAGGGTCAACGTACAAGCCTTGCGGCAAAGTTGACGTGCCGTCTGCGCCCTTGGTGCCGTACAGCGCGGCATCCATTGGGTTAAGGCCAAGCAGCGTCAGCAGTCGGTTTTGCGCCGTTAGGCCGCCCGCGCGGAACGGCGCTTGCAGTTCGACTTGCCTGTTAAAAATGTCACGCTGAAGTGCGGTAGAGTTAGCGGCGGCTGCGGCTTGCGCATCGGCGGCATCGCTAGCGGCGCCTGCCGACATAGCCCCGCCGATTAGACTGGCGCCTGCGCCAATAATGGTTTCAATACCCATCGTGCTGTCTCCGTACCAAAGCACCGTCGTCGCGGACGACAAACCCTAAACGCGCAAAAATGCCGTACATATATTCATGCCCCGCCATAATACGCGTAAACGCATTTTTATCAAGGAACAATTCATTCAAGATGCCGCGAGTGGCCCAGCGTTTGCGCCATTGCGGTAGTACCGACACATGCACTTCGCCGTCTTTGAAGTACGCCGCACCTATGCACGTCTCGTCTCGAACAATCGCCTTGACAGTCCAATCAGCCAATTCGCTCTTGTACTTGTCAAAAGACACGGGCGTTGACCAATCGGTTGCGGCGTAACCGATCTCTAACGCCGTGTCCCGATCATCAACAAGCCGTGTGGTCATGTCAGCCCTTTACGATATTGACAAGCCGCGTGTTTGGTTCAAGCGCGATAAAACTATGGTAGACGCCAACTTCCCAGTCCACCACCGAACCGGTGTCAATGTCCTTTTCCCAGTTGTCGCAGATCACTTTAACGCGACCGCGTGCAACAATCGAGATGTGGATGTCGTCATCGCCGTGGTTGTGACGCGGCAGCTCGTCTCCGACATTATCAAAGTCGTAGACGGTGCCGGTCAGTTTACCCACGGCGAGCGGTTTGCTATGCAACAATGTTTGGCCCATCTTGTTTTGGTGCAGGGGGCGGCGGGATGTAAGGTGCAATCGGCCCCCATTCGCCCGCGATCAAGGAATTGTAAACGTCCCGACCTTGCTGTTCTACGTCGTACTTGGATGCAGTGTAAGGTAAATAGCTGATAAACGTGTCAAACTTCACGTCGCAATCAATGTTGTCGCCTGACTCATCCGCATACACGGGGTATTTGACATCTTCAATCATGTTACGCGATCCTTACAAATAGCGTTTTTACCGCAGTGCAAGACCCCGGGCTTGTACCGGTCCCCATTGCACGCCACGTTCCTGATAGCGTTGCCCCTGGTTGACCGTTAACGGAGCTATAAATTAGACCGCTTCCCGCGTAGCTGGTTCCCGCGGTAAACGGAGTGTTAATTGCACCTTCTAGAAACGCGTAAGACCCGATTGCACCTAACGTAGTTCCGGCTGGCGCAGCGGACGCCCAATTAGTGCCGTCACTAGTCAACACGTTGCCCGACGCGCCAACGGCGGGGACCGCCAACGCAAGTGTGCCGGACGATGTGACAGGCCCGCCGCTAAAACTAAACCCCTTATCGGCGCTTGCGTTGACGCTAGAGACAGTGCCGCCCGCCGAAGCCGCGTTAATTGTAACGGTGCCCAAACCAGAGCCGGGGCTAATTGTGATATTGGTCCCCGCAATAATTTTATCGACTGTTACGCCGG